GTGATAATTGTCCTATAAGAACTTCTCCTTTTATCTACCATGAAGGAATCTGGGGACCAGAACATAAAACACATCAAATTACCAATTGGGATTATCCAGCATGATACATCAAGCAGGACATTTTGCTGCATGGGTTCTAAATAATCCATGGACATGTGGATTTCTTGCCTGGTGTTTAGTCTTCGTTCCTATTTTAGGAATGTGGGCAATCCACAAATACAGTTGGCAGCACTGGGAACCTTTTTCTAAAAACCACAAATGAAAAACTTTTTAAGTAAATGGGGTTCTGAAATAGAACCACCACCAAATTATATAACAAAAGAAGAAGTGCAGGAGATGATTGATGATGCCATACGAAAGCACAATCGTAATGCTTCGATTATCAGTATGTGTGTTGGCTGGGTTGTTCTTGCACTTTTTGCTGAGGGTCTTCTTCGACTCATTGGAGTAATACCACCAATACTACCATGGTTGAAAATAACATTATAATTTTAGAATGGATTGGTATCGTTCTGGCATTAGTTTTTGGTGTAACTATGTTCTGCCAAGGACATTTTATTTTGCATGGTAGGAATGGTTATCGACATTCTGATCGTGAGAAGAAAAAGATGTCCGATGCTCGTAAACAAGTAGAGGATTTATTCAAAGAAAAATGACAGAAGACGAACCGTTCCTGATGGATTTTAATATAGAGGATGTACATCTTCTATATCATTGTGTTCAGAAGAGAATTGAAACTTGGGAAGGATCTCCATCCAGACATCCTTCCGAACAAGAACACTTATATTATCTTAGAGATTGGTTATATAGATGTATCTTAGATTATAAATTTAAGTATATGGAGTAAACCATGAATCCTATAATTTTAATCGGTTGTTTCACACCACTGGTTATTATTTTCATTGTTATGAAACTTGCTGTTTGGATTAGTGCCGTCAATACTGAGTCGGATTATGTCAGAAAAGAACCTCTACGAAAACGAGGACCCTATGTGGACAACGCATATGCAGACGTTGATGAAGAGGAAGAGGAATATGGAGATCGCACGGATTATAGATGAAGCATTATTCAGATATTATTCTGACCATGGTAAAGATGTTCCAAAATGGAAACAGCAAAAAAATCCTCAATGGTGGATTGACTATTTGAATGAGATGGGTTATGATTCTAGAAATCCTTAATGGTAAAACATGAAACTCTGGATGCTTGGTAATCGTCTCACTACTGAGATGTATGAACGTAACAGATTTATCGAAGAAGCAGATAAATATGGTATCGATTTTAATTTAGTCTTCGCAGACGAAATCGACTTGATCGTTTCCCGAGATGACCGCAAATCCATTCGATATCGTAATGATATTGTTCCTCTCCCAGACAGTGTACTTGCTCGTACTGGGAGTGGTACTGGGTATTTTAACCTCAGTGTTCTCAGACAGTTTGAAAGATTAAACGTACCAACCTTACCAAATTCTCAAGCAATTGAAGCGTCGAAGGATAAGATGTATGCTAACCAGATTCTGGCCCAAGCAGGACTTCCTATCCCAAAGACGATGCTGACTAGGTTTCCTTGTAATACTGAGTTGGTTGAGAAGCAAGTGGGATTCCCTTGTGTTATTAAAGTAGTTACAGGGTCTCATGGTGCAGGAGTTTACTTGTGTGAAACTCCAAAGCAATTTGAGGATTTATCGGAACTTATTTCTTCTTTGGACTTTAAGAACTCCATGATTGTTCAGGAGTATGTGAAAGAATCGGAAGGAAGAGATCTTCGGGTTATTGTTATTGGTGGTAGAGTTATTGGTGCTATGCAACGTATCTCTACAGATGGTTCATTTAAAGCCAATATTTCCCGTGGAGGTAAAGGGGAAGCATACGATGTTGACGACGAAATGGAAATGCTTGCAATTCAAGTTGCAAAAGTTCTTGATCTTGACATTGCTGGTGTTGATTTACTATTTCACAGTGACGGATACCGAATCTGTGAAGCAAACTCCGCACCAGGATTTAAAGGATTTGAAGAAGCATTAAATATAAATATTCCTCGGAAAGTATTTGATTACGCCAAGTTGCGATCAAATGGAATATGAATCTTTTTCTTAGACCATTAGAAGATATTAATAATCCAACGTGGAGTATCATCATTAGTTTGGTGATACTCCTTTTTGGTGTGGGATATTACATATATACAATTATGAAATTAGCATACCAGGAGTTAGAAGATGGGAGCAATGACACCACCAAGTCGTAAGTCTTGTTACAATTTTAGAGTTGTAGAAATAAATAGAGTGTTAGACGGAGACACGATCGATGTCACGATTGATCTCGGTTTTGATCTTTATAAAAAAGAGAGAGTTAGAGTTGCTGGTGTGGACACGCCAGAGAAAAGAACCAAAGACCTAGAAGAAAAGGAATTAGGTTATGACGCAACCAACTGGCTCAAAGAAAAACTGGAAGGTGCTATTTCTGGTGACGATGATCTTGTTATCCGTACTGAACTTGTCGGCGGTGTTGGGAAATATGGGCGTCTTCTTGGCTGGTTATACATTGGGGACGCAGATGTGTCCCTTAACGAACAAATGATTGAGGAAGGTTACGCATTTTCCTACGATGGGGGTACAAAGGTGAAAGATTTTGAGCAGTTGAGAGAAATCCGCAGACAGCATGGGACACTTGTTGAATGAGAGTATTAAGTATTGACTTAGATTATTGTATGGATTCATGCATGGATTTGATTGATAATCATCAATTGAATCCTTGGATGGATGATAATCCAGTAGTAAGATGGAAAGTATTAGAACAATATACACCTATTCCAGATAAGTCTATTTTTATTGATGATGATAAAGTTGATTATTGCTTCGATGTTTATACCAAAGCATTAAAGCACTGTGATAATGTTATGTTTGCTTATGATCATGATGCTATCTTGTATCGTTTAGAGATGGACGATGCTCATGATTTGGAAATTATTAATATTGATTATCATAATGATATATTGAACGGTACTCCATACTCTGATTCTATTGAATTATTCAATTATCAAGAAGATAAGGCACTGGACTATGAATATTCACTTTTTGAAATTGATAAAGTGATGGAAGGTAATTGGATTGGGTGGTTATTTTATAAAGAAAAACTCAAAAATTACACATGGATACATGGTGAGAGAAGTATTGGTGGATCAGATACTGAGAATGAATATAAACGAGTAGATCTGTATGAAGAACTTTTAGGAGATAAATTTGATTACTCTCTAAAAGAAAATTATACATTTGATGATTATAAGTTTGATTTTATATTTGTATGCTTATCACCAGGTTATGTTCCTCAGAAATTTTGGAATATCTTTACCAAATACTTGAGTGAATATGAGAAAGTAATAGGAAAACCATACAAATTGGTTAATCGTAAGTACGAAATTGATGCCAGATATAGAGAATTGCATAAATATACATTGCCACGCAACAAGTAAATGCAAAAAGTAATTAATGTAATTGCTCTCCTTTCTGGATTGACATCACTTGCGGTCATTAGTGGTGGTGTTTATGTTTATATGAATCAAGAAGCATGGCAAGAGCAAGCTAAAGAGAGACTTGCTGAAGTAATTGCTGAGGGTATTACCGATGCTCTTCCTGGACTACTAGACTCTGCAATGCCAGAGATGCCAGAGTTGCCTAAAACAACTGGTCCTGCTATCCCATTCTGATCCATGTTTAATTCCAAGAAAACTGAAGAAGAAATGCCAACAACAATACCAACAAAGAAGCAATCACCAATGAAGATTGCTTTATTGGCATTAGGTGCCCTTATTGGTATTTCTCACATTGGACTTCTTGGTTATGTTCTGAGACCACAGGAACCACCAGTACAGCAACCACCTACATTTAATATTCCCCGTGGTCCATATTCATCCTACAAAATTAAAGCAGGAAAGGATGGATATGAGATTGAGTATCGTGCAAATGATCCTAAAATTCTAGAGTCTGAAAAATCTTTAGATCTTGATAAAGAGAAGAGAGGATTATTTGGTGGTGGTTCTGAAAAAAGAACTGAATATCGTCGTGACCAATACACTATGGATGGTATTAGAAACGTTGGAGGTGCCGCAACAGACGGCGAGGGAAAGTCTGCAAAAGAAGTAGAGTGTTTGATCGCGGACGCTGGAGCACGATCACAAGGTGCAATGGCAGGAACAGCACTCGCTAGTGGTCTTGCTGCTCCAGCACTTGCTAGTATTCCATACGTTGGATGGTTAGCAGGTGGTTGGGCATTGTTGCTAGGGCAGCAGGTTGGAGAGACTATTGGATCTGAAGTTGGATCTGCACTTAACGATTGTTAATTAAAATTTGCTGAGAATTGTTAAATAGTATAAACTTTGAGGTATACTATGTCACACACAAATTACAAAAGTAGAGTAAAAAAAGAAGCATCACAAACTTTTTTCCTTTACGTGTTCTTTCATTCTATTTGGACATCCATTTTTAAATTATTCGAGGACTGATGCCTGAGATACCTGAAATAAAAACCACTGGAATTTCTATTGATACTATTCAGATCAAAGAAATTCCTATGTGGGAAACTTACAATCCTTCTGAAAGTTCTTTACCTATAGCACCACCAGTAACAGTTAATATTGGTGTGCCTATTGTTGATATGCCTGGATGTGTAGAGGCACACGAACAAAACAGTACTAGAGAACGGAGTGGGATTATCTCTGAAGATGATCCTAAAGGTGTAAAAACTTATTGTGATGCTGGTGTCCCATCATTTAATCCGATTGATTATAATAAAGATGAATTGCAATTTACTGGTCCTCCTAAAGCACCAGTTACAAAAACTGAATCACCAACACCACCAACTCCAGAAGTTCCAAAATCAGAAGATGTAAAACCACCTGCACCTTCTACTGCAAATATAGAATGTCCTACTAAAGTACAGAAAGCACAAGAACCTGTTGGTACTTTAGTTGAAGGATTTAGAAAGAAAGTTGTTGGATATGAATTAATTGATAAAACCTGTGTTCAGATAACAGAACCAGTAGCACTTCCTACACAAATTGTTGCTGGTCTTCCTAGTGGTGGACAGGTAGTGCAAGTAGGTGGTGTTGCTGTCATTGCTACAACATCAGCATTAATGGCAAAACCACTGGCAGACTTACTACTCAAAGCAGTCAAACCAGTGGTTAAGAAAGTTATTAAAAAGATTGCAGCAATTAGAGGAAAGAAACCTCCTATTTTGTCGTCAGGGGAGCGCCGAGCAGAGCAGCGTCAGATGAATCATGCTGTGAAGGAACTTCGTTCTGTATTCCCGAGGAAGAAGAAACGGAAGGGATAGAGTGAACGTGTGGTTTAATGTAAGATACATTATCTACTACAACATCAGCACAAATTTTATAATAAGGACTCTTAGGATGGAAACGTATCCCTTTCTTCAATAACTCACCACAATTTTTGAGTCTAGCAATTTCAAAATCTAATCTCTTATTAGCAGTTAATTGTTTGGTTAATTCAATTTGATTTGCTGCTGCTTGTTTACATAGATTTTGTAACTTTTTATCTGTAGGTGTGCTCCATGTCATAGAGAAACCTAGACCCAAACTGTAGTTATCTTTCTGTCCAGTTCTAGTTTTTTTACGAAACAGAATATCCCCAGGATTATCAATAATTCCATCTCCAATATCATTTCCATCAGCATCGAAAGCACCGAAATTATCACTTACATCATATACAGGATCATAATAATAAGGTTCCCATGGTTTTTGTGCTGATGCAGTACCAGTTACATATGGTGTAAAGTTCCGAGTGGGACCCTGACACTGGATACCACCTCCGTATGTGTTTGTAATGTAAGGTCCCTGAAGGACTTGTATAGCTTGGTTTGTAACGGAACCTGAACTATTAGCAACAGGAGAAGCAGTAGCAGACACACCACCAACGGTTTCAGCATAAGAAGGACTCCCAATTAATAGTGCAATTACTGCTGGAATATACTTGTAGTGTCTGTTACGCTTGTAACTTCGGTTTCTCTTTGAATTATTGTATGGTTGCTTAAACCAGGTCCCGAATAAGTTTCTGTGAACTGAAACGCTGCTCCTGGTGTTGTTTGTTTGAACGTTGGCGTTGCTGTAATTCCTTGCCATGATGATGTCACTCCGTTAATAGTTACATTTGTAGAACCTCTTGTAGGACTTATGGTTCCACTAATTGGTTCAACTCCACTTCCTGTAGCAGAATATTGATACCCTGTGTTGTAATCCATCGAGTTGATGGTTTCTGTAATCTTTTGCGTCGTCTCTGTGTGACTGGTCATGGAGCCTTGTGTGAAGTTAGGAACCACGGGGACTGCTTGAGCAGCCCCGTGTAAGGCACCAAGAATTAGTCCGAGACCGACTGCTTCTTGTAATCTAGACATATTTAGGTTCAGTCAATAACGGTAATCTCGGAAACAAACTGTC